CCATGGCATAGACCGCCTCTAGCTGCCCGCGATAGTGAGACGCAATGACTTCTGCGCCGTTGTTGAATGAGTACTGCCCAGCAATAATCATGTTAGGCGGTCCACCGTTACCCTTCTTGCAGCAGTTATAGAGATGCCGCATAGCTACGATGCCGGTACCTTCGGTAGTGGCCGGAGAAGAGTCAGTACGCATCGTGGTCATCCAGGTAAAGGCAGTACCACCATTACCTTTAACCTTGTTCTTCCACCACGTATTATCTCCGTCCAGACCACCCGCATCATAGCTGCTAGGAACCTCTGGCACCATCGATAGCAGACCTGCCATCTGCTTGGTTGTCTGGGAGGTGTTATAAAGTCCTGTGTCAAACAGAGCTTTGTTGACCTTCGTGATCATCGACTCTTCAAGCTGGAAGACCTTCTTCTCCATCAAGTTGATGAGTCGTGATCGCCCCGAGTTCTTTCTCTCTTCAGTACGGCTAAGTGAGATCGCGCCTGCCAAGGTTGCCCAAGGATACATCGCGTCTGTCATACCGTCCTGAGGAGTTACGTCGACCGTGTCATAGCCATCCATCCAGTCAGCTGTTGAGTTAACCTGAAACAGCACAGGCCGACGTAAATACGCGCCACCATCCTGGCTCTTGAAACAACCCTTCTCTTTGAACATATAGTAGCCGAAGTTTGAAGAAAAGATCACATCAGCCATTTCAGAAGAGTAGTCATCAAGAGTAGTAGTCAGCAACGCGTTTAGCGTTCTCGTATCTACTCTGTAAGTTGCCATCTATCAATCTCCTTCATAGTCGTCGTCTTCGTCGAAGCTCCACGACGGCCTTCTACCTTATCGAAGGCTGCCTCCAAAGCGTGACTAAGTGTTTGTTTACCGCTGCCCATTCGGTCCTTCGGCCTCGTGTCGCGTCTACCCGAGTCGGAAGCCGAGGGTCCAATTGAAGCTAGACCTTTTTTCTGTTTGTCGCTTGCCTTGTTACGTCCCTGTGCTTCAGCCTTACCAAACGCCGCAATACGATAGGCGTTTGCTAGGTTAGTGGCTTCGCCTTTCTCCAGAAGGTCGGCCATCTCTTCCCACACCTCTTTAAAGAACGGAAAGTTGACAGTATCCTTCTGCATTGCGGCTACTTGAGCTGAAGCCTCAGCCTCCCAGTTACTTCGCTTATCAGTCATGTAGACTTCTTTCATACTAGCGATGTCGTCAACAAGAGGTTTAACAAGCTCTTTAAGAGTCGACTCAATCAACTCCTTAGTTGAAGACGCTTCGCTACGCGACGCCGGCGGCTTTGTTGCTGGTGTCGATGAGACTGGGCCCTCACTATTAAGATAGGTCTGAAAGTCAGGATCATCCATAAGTGCGTCCAGAATTTCGGCCTTCTCTTTAGAAGTTCTCGCCTCGCTCAACAACCTGTCATAGTCTGCTCTCGCTACGTAATCCTTGGGATCAGGCTTAGACGACCCATCGTCAGTCGACTGTTCCAAAGACTTATCGTTAGCAGGATCTTTGCCATCCATATTAGTTATCCTTCCTAAGCTCTTTACGGCCCTTAGCTCTCAGAGCCTCAGCTAGTACATTCTTCTGTTGTTTTGTGGGTTTCTCCACAAACTTTCGTATCTCCTGTTTTAGTTCTGCGATTGATTTTCGCTTCATAATCCGGGACTACCTCCATGAACAGGACCTTTAGTAATCAGGTTCTGCTTTTTCATAAGCATATGTTTTTGTTTGGTTGATGTTACGTAGATAGGATCACTACTCAGATGTTCGTCCCAATAAGGTTGAGTAACCCTTCCCGCAATTGTTGAGGTAGCAAATCCAATCTTCGGAGGATGGTCTGATACCTTCACCAGTACTCCATCAACCATCTTATAAGTACCGGTATTAGAGTTCATTACTTACACCTCCCTGCTCTAAGCTTACACGTCCTGGTGTACCAGAAGGTGTTCCACCAGGCGCCGTAGCTCCTTGTCCAACAGTTGTTCCACTCTGAAGAAGAGTCTCGAAAGGTATAGGTTGAGGAGGCAGTGTTGAGCCTATCTCAATCTCAATCTCATACTCTCCTGCTATATCCTCTTTAGTCCACTGAACCGACGTTAGCTCTCCACCCACCATCGTCGTCAGATGTTGAATATTATCATACTCATTTTGTATGATCAGTGATACCCTGCGAGCTATATCTACTATAAACTCATGTAGATACATATACATATTCTGTACGCGAACCGAAGAGCCTTGCTGAATCATACTAGCCTCTTGGGCTGTCTTAGTACGCGGTATGAATCCGCCACGAAGATACTCGTTTACACCCAATATCTCACGCATATCAGCCCTGATGTCCTGCTGATATGCTACAGTCGTATTCTGATCGAGTGGAGCATCTTTAACAGGTACTAATACTCGATTCGGATCACCTAAACACTTAGTGATTGTGCCGTCTTCACCAGCCTCAAACTTACTAAGCTCGTCATCGTTCATAGTTCCATCTTCGAGCAAATAACGTCGATTATAGCGTTTACGATGAATCATCTGTTGTGTACGTATTTTATTTAGCTCGTCCTGCTGTCCTAGAACTATTTTAGCCATTGAGATAGGCCACACATCATTCGGATCGTCAACAAAGATGAGTGGTACATACATAGGACCGTCAAAATAGTTATAAGGATAGTCGGTCGAATAGACGACGTCTTTGTGCTGAGGAGAAAGTATTAAAAGCTTTTGCTCGACAAGATCGAGAACCTCCCACAAGGTAGCCTGAGTTTCGATACCTTCTCTCGATCCGAGACCTTTACGGCGAAAGACCGACTCTTTACCGTCAGGCTTCCACTCTTTACCTTTAAAGAGCTTCTTGAGCCAGCGAACACCGTAACGGCCTCGACGTGCAAAGAATGAGGTATCTCTTACGGAGCTCACACCCTCCTCAACATATAGATCTAGAGGATTAACACGACGCACATAAACACGTCCTGATCTATACAGTAAATTAGGGTCGTGATAATCACTATAGCCTATCATCATCCAACCTATACCGGTAAGATAGGCGTCAATAACGCACTTTCTAACCTCACGTCCTATACGCTCAGCATACCATATAGAGTTAAGATTTTGCTCGAGTAGCTGAGCCTTTGGAGCTAGTTTGATGTCAGTCCTAGGACGTACACGAAGATAAGGATCCTCGTAGTATAAAGCCGATTCGATGACACGTCCATGACCGTATGTCAGATTAACAATAATTTCGTCCTCGGTACCTAAGACACTCTGATTACCTCTATAGCAGTCGTACATAAACTCCCACTCACGCTCACGACGCTGTCGATGTAATGCAGCACTGTCGATTAGAGAAGCCCAGCGCTCATATTCAGGCTTCTTAAATACGCCGAGGTACTCGCCTCGTTCTAGTGACGGAGATAGTGGTTCCATTAATACTCCGATATACTTTCAAGATGTTGACGTAAAGAAGTACGTCGCTTGCGTCGACGCTCCATTATTGCTTTAAAGCAGTTTGGAGGCAGTACCTGCTTCTCCATAGGAAGCGTTCGACGGTAGTAGATAAGGCCTTGAACAGCCATTACCATGGCCATAACCCTGTTGTCCATACAACCCTCAGCAGCGCATAACTGCACATTTCCTGCAGCTGTACGCTTCTCAACAAACGACATCAGCTCGCTGTGTAGTTTTGGGCTGTAATAGACAAAACCGTCTCGAAGAACAGTGTAAAGGTCATCGACCATTTTTGTTTTGTTAGATCCTGTACGAATTCCCAACATATCTTGTTCAGATTCTCTAAACTCCCTTCGTCCGAGCTTTCGTTCAGAAAAGATGTAAGACATTGGATATCGACGCTTGAGATGAGAGAGCACGGTATGTCCATGATTGTTTCTTTCTACTACGACCATCGCATCATTGTACATTCTAGCTATACGTATGATATAATCAACGAGCTTGTCAGGCTCGATACTTGACGAGGCCCATTCAGCGACTTGCTCGTAAGGTGGAGTAGCTGATACCACTTCCATAACCGATTCGTCACGGTATACGCCTTCGGCGGGGTCAATACCGACTACGTACAGGGAGTGCCGTTGGGGCGGGGAGTAGCGGGCAAATAGGGTGGGAGGTAGATCGCAGGGCTGGGGCGCCTGCGGCGGGGGCGGGGAGGGGGCTAATCCCAGGCCGCTAAAGACCGACGTGCCGGTACTGAGGAACGCACTATCGAAGCTGAATGGGTACTCCTGATCGAACAAACGTTGAGGTGTGATGCCGAGCACTGGATCAGTCTCAAACTCCTCAACCTTGAAGCGCCGCCACGCTAGCTGGGCTAGGCTCAGGCGTACGCCGGTCTGGATCTGGACACGCTGGGCATACTCCATCTCCTCGTCATAGAGATCGAAGTCGTCGTCAACTGGTAGCTGGTATTCTGTGGCGATGTACCATGGATAGAAGTGAAGACGCCAACGGCTGCGCTCCTCGTGGGCTGCTACACAACGACGGTGAAAGCTGTTGCCTTGCCCGTTGGCCGTGGACTCGAGGATGATGCTTCCTGTCGATGGCACGGCTTGGAACAGACCCGTGACGACACGCTCGGGATCAGGCCAGAAAGCGTACTCTGAACAGTGGAGGTCAGTGATCGTGTCACCTCGACCGAACACCCTGGCTCCCGCCGTGCCGATATAGAAGGTGCTATCCGTGTCCGGGAAGCTGATCTCGTGCCTTGAGAGGGTACCTGTGCGGATCGGGATGTTACAGTATTTCTGAAAGAAGTGAACGTGACCGAAAAGCGTTTCTGTGGATTTGTTGTCATGGCTGATCACCACTGCGCGAGTGTTAGGTACTGAAGCACACTTGAGAAACTTTTCGCCGAGGATGGCTGTCGAGAAGCCCATCTGACGTGATTTGAGGATAATGTCACGAGTTGAGCTGCGACCAAGGAAGCTCAGCTGATGCTCGTTGAGGTCAAAGGGCACAGTTGAGCGTTGCTTGTTAGCTATCGAGAGCAGATGACGAAACTGTCTCCGCAGCACAATCAATTGCTCCGGAGATAGCCGCTCGACAGTAGCCATGGGCCTCCTTTAGCTCCTGCTCAGATGGAGGAGCCTGAATGATTTGTAGTATCTTGGTCACATTGATCTGATCGCCAGACGACGCAGCTTCCTTGGGCTGAAGCTTGCCGAGTACGCGGAAGGTCAGCTCAGCAGCTTTCAACCTGATTGTGTGTGACTCGCTGTGTAGTGCTTCGCGCAAAGCTTCAGCGCTGTCGCGGTATAACGTTCTGAGTAGTGAGTCAGTACACTCGTCAGCATCAAGCATCTCAGCCACGAAGCTCGGCGACTTGAGCTTCTTCCGCACGTCCCCAGGAGCCATGCCTAGCCGAAGCGCAATGCTCTGCGGCGACAGGCCCGTTTGATACATAGTGAGGATCGTTTCGTCACGAAGTGAGAGCATGAATATAGTATCAGGTATTTGGATGAAGAAGTCAACTGAAATGATTTTATATTTCAAGTTAACATGTTGATTTCAGGTTTGTTTGGTGTGAGTGTTAGTATAATTGGAGGGGTGGCCAGTTTTTTGGTGATGCCCAGGTTGCAAAGAAAGAATTTAAGATTGATCAGGGGATTCCCTGATGACGTGCTAATGTAATTGATATGTAGTTTAGTGATTGGAGATGATGGAAGGGGTGGTAAGAGTTGTGGTCGTGAGTGTAAAGAGGTTATGAGGGGTAGGTTAGGGTATTGGTTTTAGAGGCATATAAGGAGAGTGTGTTGTAAGTGGTTGATTTTGCTATATAATTTAGGTGTTGATTTTTTAGTAGATGAAAGTATAATAGATAGTAGGTGTAGTTAATATTAATTGTTTAGAGAAAGGCAGGTGTAGTATGTTTAAGAAGAAGGTGTTTGACGAAAGAAGTGTAGAAGACAAGGACTTAATGGAATTCATAGAGAAGTACAAGGAACGAAAAAGGAAGTGGAAGAAGTATAATGAAGATTGGAGAAATAGAGAAAAGAGGAAATTGGAAGAGTGTAAAAGAAGAGGGTTATTGAATAGTAAAGGTGATGTAGTAAAGAGATTGGATGATAAGATAAACGAGGAAATAGAGAAGAAAAGGATTGAAGAAGAAGAAATGAGTATAAAAGTAGTAGATGATGAAGATGATGATGAAGTAGATGATGAAGTAGAGTAAAGATTAGTAAAAAATAATATTATATACGAAAGTTTATTAGAGATGATAAATGAGTAGTATATAATATTATTTTTTTATATTGTGTAGTAGAGGAGACGATAGCTTATGAGCGCTCACCAGACGCCGGCTAACGAGCACATCAGCAGGCGTGAGTACCTCATTATTTAACTTGAAGTAATAAAGAAGTTACTTTAAGTAAAAAATAAAGTAATTCCGCATAGTTAAGTAGGTATCCTTAAAGGGCTACTTTCGAGTTTACCTTATAAATATGCGAAATTACTTAATAAATCAATATGGTATACAGGTAATCAGGTATACTACATAGATATATATATAAAATGTCGTGTATATAATGTCGTGTATAGAAATGTAGAGCTAGATAATTGGATATCTATAGAGAGAGAGAGAGAGAGAGAGAGAGAGAGAGAGGCTATTATTTGGCTCTCGACATTTACATACATATATCTATAGGTATACCATTATACCTGTATCCCTCATAAAAATATGAAGTAAATTCGCGTATTTAAATGGTATCCTATAAAGTATACCTTTAAGAATCACTCTGTAACCATGCGGAATTACTTCGTATTTCACTTAATTATAATAAATTTCACTTAATTTTGTAACTTATTAATTTTACTTTATTTTTTTTAAATTGATTTTTTTAAAAAAAGTTGTATAATATATAATATATAAATATTATTAACAACACAACACAACACAGAAGGAGGTGTAACATGAAGCGATTTATAGTAGAGATTGATGAGAAGACCTTTGCTGAGATCAAAGAAGTAGTACGTGCAGCTAACGAGTGGAACGAACAGAGTGATGTAGCTACTGTAGCTAGCCTGTTCACACAGGAAATAGACAGTGACGTCTTCGACTGGCAGGACGACGTCGTAGTACGGAAGGTTAGTGAGGACGTCGAGGACAACTGGCTGGGACTGTGAGGTGAGATGAGAACAATATTAGTAACATCGACAACACATACGGGTGAGGTGACGGTAGCAGTACTAACCGACACGCACACTACGAGGTACACGTACGACGGTGTACCGTATCGTACACAACAACAGGTGAAGAAGATGATGGGCGAGGCAGTGTTCAAGCTATTACGACACTATAGGGTCATAAGCAGACACAGAAAGGAGGAGAATGAAAGCTTGGTTGATTACTTTACTAATCGTGATTGGAGTAGCGACTTTCGAACTTCATCCCGAGGTGACGGTCGCATGTTTCTGGTTTGTAGTACTAATCATAGGAGGACAAAATGAGCGAGTCTAAGAATAAGTACGAACTGGTAACAAAGATACACATCGAGAGGCTGTTGAAGGATGTATATCGACTAAGTGCAGAAGACTATGACAGCTCGTCTAAAGACATCACGATAAACATTCTGAGAGCGTTCGGTAATGCAGCAATAAACCTGCTGGCAAAAGCGTTTGCACTGATGTACACGTTTGAGACAGTTAAAACCGACGATCCAACATTCACGCAGTTCATGGACGAGGCAACAGAAATATTGAAAAGAGAGGTTTTCAGACACACTAAGAACCTCATAGAGACAGCTGAAGCGGATGACACAATCATACCAGAACACGAAACATTACAGTAGGGAGACAGTATGAACAAGCCGATAATGACAGAAGTAGGATTCGAAGAAGAAGTAAAGCTTGTGGAGGAAGGCAGATGTCCCTTCTGCAAACGGGTTATCGATGCTAACGACTTCAAATCGGATGACTCACGAAGAGAGTACTTGATCTCAGGGCTTTGCTCTGACTGTCAGGACCAAATCTTCAGCACACCGGTAATTGAGGAGTAGACAGCAACAAGGGTAGGAGGCGACTAAATCAGATCGCATTAGCGCCTCCCTCCTTTACTGCTGTATAACTCTAAATCATCAGACAGAAGGAGGAACACATGAGAATCGTCATCACCAAGCTAGACAACAACAATTTGGTGGGAACAGTGAAGTTCGAAGGAGGGTTTGTGATCGAGAAGATCACAGACATCAAGGCTGAGGACCAGCTCGAGAACAGGATATCCTTAGCTGAGGTTGAGCAAGCATTA